CAAAGGCGTATCCATACCGTTTCCCATAATCCATAACAAACTGGATAATTTCCGGTGTTGCATCTGGAATCTTGATGGAATCCGTCTTAATGTGGGCAACAGTAAAGCCCCGTTCCTGCACCTCGTGCTTGAGGTTGATCATGAACAGAGCTCCTCGTTTGGCCACAATATTATCTTTATTTCTCGGATCACGGAACGGATTCTCGAAGTTGGCAGAAGTCAGGCCATATACCGAGTTGATTGCTGTCTTCAAAGCATTTGCCAGATCCTTCGCTGTCATCTCACCATCGATAACTTTCTGGATATATGGTGTCAGCTTCCCATCCAGCATATGATTGACTTCGTCCCAGGCTTCGTGTTTGATGCTGACTCGTCCTTCCACAATATCACGGAAAGCTCTTGTAAATTTCACACCAAACAGAACCTCTGCGATTGCGCTGTGCGGATGCATAGAGGAAATATCCAACAATGCTACATTTCCATACATACCAGGTTCCGCATAGACATAACCGCCTTCTCCAACCTCTTCTCCTCGATATGTCGATTTTCCATTTTCATACTTGTATCCAGGAAAATATGGAAGAAGACTTCCTTCATCGCCGTGGGTTTGTGCCACCATTTCAGGACATGCTTCGGCCAGGAAAGATTCAGTTTCTTCATCAAGGTAATGTACCGGCTCTGCAAGATTTCTGTAATTGAACTGATCCTGTGGTTTCCGCTCGTTTCCAAATATAATCTTCTGGGTAAGCGTATTGGTTGTATCGTTCACTGTCATACCGGCCAAATCCGCCAGAATCTGTCGAGCTGTCCAGTCAGCTTTCAGGTAGTGAAATGCCGCTTCAGTTGCAATTACATCGTTATCGCAATATTCAGCAACCTTGGTCCACATTTCTTCGGGAACCGGTTGATCCCAAGGAAGCCCAAGCTCCTGATGATGGATTCCCATCTCAATTTCCAGCTTCTTCAAGCTCTTTTTATTTCCGGCAGATGCAAAGTCATACACATCCGTATAGGAAACATTGTAGGCTTCTCCAAAGAAGCAATTGGGGCTGCCGCTGATAATCTTTTGCGAGAGATTATAGAGTTGCTCGTTTGTATAACCCATGAGTCTCGCATACAGGATATGGTTATCATATCGCCGGCAGTTGAATCCAACCAGACGGAATCGCATCAATTCCTCAATCTCGGTCGGCGTCGGGTTAATCATACGAACAACGGGTTTTCCCTCGCCCTCGATTTTCCAGTTTACAAGGAACAGGTTCGGAAATACCTCAATATCGTAAAATACCAATTTTGCTTCTTCATTTCTCCCCGCTGTGGAAGGGTCTGCCGATTTAAACTGCATCTTATTCACCAGCTTGATACAGTATTCGGCCTGATGCGTACTATTTGCGGCAAATGCCAAAACTGCGTTCCGCATATCCGTCACGTCGTAACTCAAATCGCTGGCATATGCATCCTCCAGTATTTTGTAGATAAAATCGATACTAGGCTTAGTACCCGGATGAATTTCTTTATTCAGATTTCGTTTAATCAGTGTTCTAAGCCCTTTCTCGCTTTTAATCGATTCAAAATTTACCATTTTGTCTTCTCCTTTCATCGGTAAACCAGAGCTAATCGTTGCGATAGGCAAATCATTACACTTCGTAAGTTTTCTTCGTAATGAGCTTTTACCCGTGAACACTTTCACTTCGATGTGGTCGTCATAAATACGACTCAATTTTTTTACATCTCCTGTGTAAATATAATGAAGATGAACCCCCTTTCCGCTTTTACTTAGCTCTGCATAAGTCGCCGGCCACTTGCTTGCTTCTTCCACATTCCGTTCGAAGGATTTGTTTCCATCCTTATCCGGAATATCAAAGTCAATTACTATGTGGTTTTCCGGGACTTTAACATAATGGATTTTAGAAGTGTCCAAATCGGACAACTTCGTTTTTACCTTGTCCCATTTCATGGAAGGCGTCTCCTTGTCGGTTGCATACTGCGCCGGACAATTACAGCACACCTGATCGAAAATGGATTTGGTTGCGCTAAACTGCAATAATGATGTTTTCTCTTCCGGCTTTTCCACAATGGTTTCCTCTTCAAATTTTTCAGTCCGGAATCCGATATAATAGCTTCGTACTCTCGAACCGTCCTCCATGTTGAATCGTTCTTTATAATCATGGAAATAGTTCTTAAGCTCTTCCTTAAAAACTCTCTGAGAAAATGGATAACCTACTTTTGCCTCGTCGCAGTAGGTCTTATACATCTCCCAGGCAGCCTTCAAGGTTGTACCGTTTTCCCGTTTAAACACATGGTAGGAATCAATGATGAAGTTATAGAAATCGTTGGAAGCCCCCAGCATTGCAATGGGAATATAATCGTCATATAAACCAGGATTGTTCAAATAAACCTCCTGACAGTGATACGCAATCGCCCCCAGTTCAAATTCGATTTGTTTCATGGTTGCCTTGTATTCCTTCGGACTCAGCTTGTTCCCTGAAGGAGACACATCAATCAGTCGTCGAATTAAACCAGATTTTGCATCCGTAATTTTCACCGGCTTGTTAGTACCCATGAACAGAAAGCATTTGAATCGATTGGAATAGGTTGATTTAAACTTCTCATTCACAGTCATCAGCTCATGAGATACCAAACTGTTTAACCTGGTATTGTCTTCAATTCTCGACAGATCGCCATCATGCTGAATCGCAACAAGCGGATTACTCTTGAATGCCTCCAACGCAAATGAATTGCTGGATGAGCCAAGAGCTTTTGCGTCAAAGACCGAATAATATCCTTCAAAGAGCTGCTGAATAATATTGAGGACTGTGGATTTACCTGTTCCGGCAGCTCCATACAGGACCATAAACTTTTGCAATTTTTTCGATTCTCCACATACCACAGAGCCAATAGCCCATTCAATTTTCTGTCGCTCAGTTTCAGAGTACAGAGTAGACATCAATTTGTCATAAGCAGACAAATCGCCAGCTTCAAGCGGATATTTCAGCTTTTTACTGGCGTAATCTTTTTTATCGGTCTTTGTATTGGAGAATATCAATTTGTCATCCAGCATGTGGAAAGAATCTCGCATTTGCTTCTGACAATATTTATGCCAGGAATCAATCATCCCGGATTCCGCATCCCACATGTGAAGAACTTTAATCTCAGAGTCAAAGCGCTGGCGGCTTTCTTCTGCGTATCTATCCAGTTCACGGTCAATGAGTTGCAAAGCATCTTGTTCGTCCGTAGACCATAAACCTCGTTCCTCAATCCAGATAGCGTAGAAGTCACCACCTCGAATCATCAGATCGGAGCTTTTCTTAATAATGAACTTCGGATAGATTTCAATTACACCACGCTTTGTACTACGTGTGGAAATCATCAAAAAGTCGATCATCTCATTTTTTACTCTCCTTTATCGCGCTTCATTTCCTCTATTGTCGATTCCAGTTTCACAATCCTCTTTTTCTGCTCCACACGATCCAGCTCCAGGAGAACCAGATTAACCGTCATGATAAGAGCAAATGTGCTTAATTTCCGGTTATAGCGGGCCTGTTTATTCAGGGATTTCCGAATGGACCGGATTGCCGTCTCCGAATTGCTAAGACTTCCAAAAATATAATTCATAACCTCACACATCTTACTTTTTTCCTCCCTTCATTCCATTCAGAAAACTGGTAATCGTCTCAAATCTCCAATCTTTCTGACTATGATAAGTGAATATAAATTCCTGACCATTTTTCTGGCGGATACGGATGCTGTTCCTTCCATTTGGGAACCATACATCAATCCGATCCCCTGAATAATCAGGAAAATAGTTTTCAAACCACTTCATTACTTCGCTGTGGCTCATAGTAATCTCTCCTTCTAAGTATTTTCGTCCAAATACCAGCACATCTGATACCAGATTTCAATAGACCTCAAATCGTATCGACTGTGATTTACGGTAAACAACCCACCGTCACCATTGCGGCTATACTTCCGATCCAGAAACCTCTGGACAATGTCTTCAACATAATCCCGGTCGAACTTGGAATCGTTCATAGAGCCAAGACCAAGATTGACAATCATGTTCCAGAACCACTGTCCAGTTCGGTTTCCAACGTCCGGATCATCCATAATATGTTCCTCACACCGAATCGCAAGTGCGATCATCATTTCCAGCACACTACACATCCGATTGTCTAAATAGGCGGAGATCATGGAGCTACTATACTCGTTTTCGTAACCAAACCGATATCTTAAATCCACTCCGTCCTCCGCCCGGTTTCCATCCATCGGAATGCTGTATGTAAATTCGATTCGATGCAGCTCTTTTAAAAGCTTCCGATACGACAATTTCCTTGAATATCTCCCATCAAATACAAGCTGATACATCCAGTTAAAATATGCATCATTGAGCTCGTTCTTCGTCATTACTCCTCCACTCGATGCGGCCTTGTCTTTGCGACATCCGAGTAGTTTCTCTGGTCAAGCAGGATTTCATAATCGCATTTTAACCGGTCGTTTCGGACAAATACGGAGTCATCCTCATATTCACCAAAATGGTTCAGGGATTCCTCGCCAACAATTTCATCCACATCGTCTACTTCTTCATCATTTTCATCAGCCAGGACTTCGTCTGCATAGTAAGTGAGGCTGATTTTTTCATATTCTTCAAATTCACCAAATTCCTCAGGCGAAATGACATAAGGCTTTTCCACAAACGCCTCTCCTTTCTTTTCCTCGACACTTCTGGAATAATCCGTATATCCCTCTTTCTGGATGATAGATGCATACTTTTTGAAGTCCACATCATCCTCGTCCTTCTGAGTTCTGTCTTCTGCTACTTTAAGTCCGTCCCGAAAGCCTTCTACGAAACCTTTTCCAATTTGCCTTGTGGCATAAGCCGCCTTCACAGAATCGATTTCCTCCTGAGCAATCAACTCATATTTCCGTTTCAGCAGTTTCCATGTGCATACAGAGCCCATCCCTGCTCCAACAATGAATGCAAGGAAAGCTATTCCTTTACTGCTCATCATCTTCCTCCTCGTTTCTGATTGTCATTACGGTTATTGCCAAACCGCCAAAAAGGAAGGAGACACTCAACAGAATGCCTCCCATAATATGTCTTTTTCTCTTAGTGTCCAGAACGTAGTCCAGTACCGATATCACATTTTCCAGTCCGTCCATATCAGTGCTCCTTTCCCGTTGACAGAATTGCAATCCCACCAACAAAGCAGATGCCAGACATTGCCGCCAACGTATAAGATACCAATGCTAAAAGATTACGCATAATGATTCTCCTTTCTTCACTCATACTTTGAAAAATAATGATTTTCAACTTGAAACATTGGAACGCCATATGCGCTGTATTCTCCCGCTGTAAAGAATACAACATCATAATTTCTCCTTGACTCCAGTTCCTCGTAGACAAGGTCACAAATATCCTCGCGTACTTCACACCTGTCTACTCGGCCATTCCACATAGATGAAAATTGATTCGGCTGGTAAATCACCTCATATACTGTATCAGGAAAGTGTTCAGAATCTACCCGATTCAATATGGTATCGATAACAAGCGCTTCCCTTCTTCGCATTCACCTTCTGCTTCAGCCTTAGTAACCAGGGCGATTAACTCTACATCTTCTCTCGACATTTTTGGTATAGCTTCTTCTGATCTCCCCATTTTCTCAGTGGCAATTGGAATGGATTCCTCTTGCGAAACCGTAATAATCGGTTCTGTCTTTTCGACAATGCTTGCCCTAGGTATTGCTACAACGTCTTCCCCTTCTGAGCGGAATTCAGATACAAAGAATGAAGATGCTATCATGATACCGCACAATATCGGAACCGTTATTACTTTGATTAACCTGCGCATAAATTCCTCCCAAATAAAAAGCTATCCCTAAGAATTACAGTAACTCCTAGGGATAGTTATATTTTTTTCACATCAAATCCCAGATGTTTCCATCGACATTGAAATCCAGAAGGATTGCCTGATCAAATCCATTGACATAATCCGAATAGCTCAGATTATCAGAATACAGGCCGAAGTCAATGTAATTATCGCCCTTGGAATTTTCCGGATCGTAAACCCATCCCACAATCTGACCAGCTTTTGTTCTCGGAAGTCCGAGCATCTCATAAACCTCATTCAGAAATACACGCTTCTTCGCTTTCAGCAGATCGTTCGCATAACGCTCCTGAGCTTTGATGAACATCAGATTATATTCATTATTGCTTTCCCAGTGAGGATTCAGAATGGAATTCCCATCTTCATCCTGCGTGTACTTTTCAAAGAATCTGGCATAACCGCTGATATCCGCCGGACTTACCACAAATCCGTTCTTCTTAACTTTCTTCTCTTTTCCAGTCTCCTCATCGATAATCGTTTCGTCAAACTTTTTGGCTTTGAGATTATATTTCAATTCACGGTCAACCTCTTCACCAAACCTCTCGATAACACGACTGCGATACTCTTTGAATCCCTTATCGATAGCCGCATAAGCTGCTCCCAGAGCCACATTTCTCTTGCGAAGAATGTTGTTGGATGCCAAAATACTGGTAATCGACAATGCGCCAAGTACAACCGAGGGTCCATACAGTTTAGCAAATTTTACTCCGGTCTGGACATAAATAAGAGTGAGATCCTTTTTTGAATCTTCAACGGAGTAAGACTCCCCGGCTTCGGTAACACCTGTCGCTGTCGCTGTATGTACCTTGTCGATATCGTTCTTAGTGTTTTCCACAATCTTGTCCACTTTTGTTGTCGCTTTACAAGCCATAACAGCACTTGTAACCACGCCAATAACGCCGGCCACGACGAGAATCTCCGGACTATGTTTTTTTAACTGGAAACCGGTCTTGCTAAGAAAACCATTCATGCTCTTTACAATCTCTGTTTTTTTCATGGTTATTTGTTCTCCTCTTCTACTTTTTCTGTTTTCTTTTAATGGTCAATCAGATGCTGCGTGTACCAAAGAATTTTCTCCAAATCCTGGATTCCGTTTTTCTTCTTCCAACGGCAGGCATATTTTATGATATTCGCGGTATCGGCAGCCTCAATTCCTTTTAAATCAAAGGTGAAAGCTTCAATCACATCAATAACTTCCATACCCGTTTCTGAAATATAATGATCCGGATGAGATACCATCCTGTCTTCTGACTCATACATCTTGAATTTCTCCTTTACAACGGCATCGGTTTAGGTAGTTTCAAAATATAACCATCTCTTACCCGAACTGCTCTGCATCCTCCGATATCGGTCCAGCCGTATTTATTGGCAGC